TTATTAAATTTATTTAAGGGAATGTCCCGGAAAGAAGGTTAAATATGAAAAATAAAGATGTTTTAGCAATGGAAAAGGCAGAAATTTTGCAGAAAATGAATGCAGCAATCCAGGGAAATGATTCAGAGGCATTCGCAAAATCATTCGAAGAACTGTCAATGAATATTCAGGAAAATATCATGAATGAAGCTGGATTAATCCGGCAGCAGGCAGATGCATCAATTTTAGCAGCAAGAGGAGTAAGGCAGCTTACGTCAGAAGAAAACGAATATTACCAGAAAGTAATTACGGCAATGAAATCTTCAAATCCGCAGCAGGCATTAACGGAATTAGACGTTGTTATGCCTAAAACAACCATTGATGCTATTTTTGAAGACTTAACAACAGAACACCCATTACTTGATGCTATACAGTTCCAGAACACATCAGGATTAATTGAAATGCTGTTGAATGCCAACGGGCAGGAGCTGGCTACATGGGGAACGCTGACAGCAGAAATCACAAAAGAATTAACTTCCGGATTCAAGAAAGTAAGTATGACATTAAGCAAATTATCTGCTTTTCTTCCGGTTGCAAAATCAATGCTGGATTTAGGCCCTGCGTGGCTGGACAGATATACAAGAGACATTCTGTCAGAAGCTCTTGCAAATGGGTTAGAAAGTGGAATTATTGCAGGAACTGGAAAAGATATGCCAATTGGTATGAACAGACAGGTGGGAGAAGGTGTGACGGTTACAGGAGGAGTATATCCTGAAAAAACAACTGTTGCAGTTACTAGCCTTGATCCAGTTTCATACGGGAACTTACTGGCAGATCTTGCAAAAGGGCCAAATGGGAAAACCAGAAAGATCAACAATGTAATTATGGTTATTAACCCGGTTGATTATTTCAAAAAGGTTATGCCAGCAACTACAATCAGAACACCAGACGGGGCATATGTCAATAATGTTCTTCCTTACCCCACAACTATTATACAGTCCGCTCAAATTGCAGAAGGTAAAGCAATCATTGGACTGGGGAAACGGTATTTTATGGGAATCGGTACCGCAAAATCTGGAAAAATTGAATATTCAGATGAATATAAATTCCTTGAAGATGAAAGGGTGTACCTTGTTAAACTGTATGGTCATGGGGAGCCGCTTGACAATGATGCATTTATTTATGCAGATATTTCAGGATTAACGCCGCTTGTGCAGGAGGTAAAAGTTGTTGGGACGGTTGCCACAAAAGAACAGGCTTAATTAAAGGTGGATTATGAATGAAAACATAGAGACACTTTTAAGCGATGTAAAAAACTATCTTGATATTACATGGGATGATGCAGATGGAGATAAAAAAACAAAAGGTATGATCCTAAGAGGAATATCGGCAATAGACGGAAAAGCAGGAGTTGAGTTTGATTACACACAGGAAGGAGCGCACCGGAGTCTGCTTTTTAATTACGTGATGTATGAACGATCTGGTATGCTTAATGATTTTTGGATCAATTATAAATCAGATATTATAGCATTGCAGGTCGCAGAAGAGGTGAGAAGATATGCCGAAAGTCAGCAATAAAAAAATGGAAACATTTAATGATGGTATGGTTGAAGTATGCATTGTAAAAGATAGATCAATTATCGGGAACCGTATAAACAAAAAAATCCGGTATGGAAATAAGGTAATTGGTTTTTCTCGCTTCTATAAAGCAAAATTAGCTTCTGTTTCAGTAGATAAAGTAATATCAATTCCATTTGTTCCAGCAATTAAGTCAACGGATATAGTGATTATTGGATCAGAACAATACAAGATTACGCTAATACAGGATAAATACGACACCATACCTCAAAGCAGATACCTGACATTAGAACGGATTAATGCATTATACAGTGACAAAAGGGAGGGATAAAAGTTGTCAAGAGCAAATGGTCAAATCAGCATTGATAGTATGGCAGATGCAATAATGAGAGAACTTGAAGAATATGCAAACGTGACAACCGAAAATGTTAAGGAAGGGACTAAAAAAGTAGCAAAAAAAGCAGTAGAAGAATTAAAAGAAAATTCCCCTAAAAAAACTGGAGATTATGCAAAGAGTTGGAAAAGTAAAATCACCAGTGAAACAAATCACTCCATAAAATCAACTATTTATGCCGGAGATGGTCAGTATCGTTTAACACATTTGCTTGAAAAAGGTTATGCAAAGCGGGGCGGCGGAAGAGTGGAGGGTACACCTCATATTGCACCTGTAGAAAAGATGTGCCGAGATCAATTAATGGAGGAAATGAAAAAGTTATGAGCATTGATGAAATCAAGCAAATGCTTAGTGAAATGGGAATTGAATACAGATATCATCATTTTGAAACGGAGGATGCTATTACGCCTCCGTTTTTGATTTGGGTTTTACCTGGGTCAGATAATTTTATGGCAGATGGTATCACATACCAAGGGATTCAGCAATTGGATTTAGAACTATATACAGATTCTAAAAATTTTGAATTAGAAAAAACTGTTGAAAACGTTCTGAAAAGTCATGGAATTCCTTGGAACAAGAAAGAATTGTTCATTGAATCAGAAAATATGTTTGAGGTTCTATATGAAATGGAGGTTATAATAAATGGCTAATAAAATTAAATATAACTTAAAGAATACGCATTATGCAAAAATTACAGTAGCAGAGGACGGAACACTTACATTTGGGACTCCGGTACCGATTCCAGGATCAGTAAGTATTGCTCTTGATGCGCAGGGAGATATCAGCCCTTTCTACGCTGATGGAATTGTTTACTATAAATCAGCTGCAAACAATGGCTATGAAGGAGATCTTGAAATCGCACTGGTGCCAGAAACATTCCGGACTGATATTTTAGGAGAAACTCTGGATAGCAAGAAAGTACTTATTGAAAATTCGGAAGCTGCCGGATCTGCTTTTGCACTGTTATTTGAATTTGCAGGAGACGAAAAAGCAATTAGACATGTACTTTATAACTGTGTGGCAACAAGGCCGTCTCTTGAATCTCAGACAAAAGAGGATACCATCGAGCCTGTTACCGAAACGCTTACAATTTCTGCAACTCCGCTTTCAGATGGAAGGGTAAAAGCAAAAACTGGAAACGAAACCGATGCAACTGTTTATACTGGTTGGTATTCTGAGGTTTATGAGACACCAAGTGCAGCATAGGGGGATAGCAAATGCTAAGAAAAGAAATTGAAATTGATGGTCAAATGGTACCGTTCCGGGCTTCCGCAACGGTACCGCGACTATACCGGGCGCAGTTTAAAAGAGATATATTCAAAGATTTAATGAAGCTCGAAAGCACAATGAAAGAAAATGATGCAGAAGCAAGCGGAATGCCCATTGAAGATTTGGAGATGTTTGAAAATGTGGCTTATATTATGGCAAAACATGCAGATCCAAAGCAACCGAACACGCCGGAGGAATGGCTTGATCAATTCGACACATTTTCAATTTACCAGGTGCTTCCTGAAATCCTTGAATTATGGAATACAAATACTCACACTGAATCAGAATCAAAAAAAAAGCTAAACCAAGTAGCAGGGAAATGACAACACCGCTTTTTTTATTGCGCGCAGTACAATTAGGTGTATCTATTCAAGATATGGACCTATTAACAATTGGTTTAATCATGGATATGTACACCGAAAGTACAAACGACGGCTTAAAATATCCAGCACTCGCAACCCAGGAAGATTTTAATAAGTTTTAGGAGGTGGTTTTTTGGCTGATAGAATCAAAGGAATAACTATTGAAATAGGCGGAGATACAACCGGACTAAACAAAGCTTTAAGCGGTGTAAATAAAGAAATTAAAAGCACTCAGTCACAGCTTAAAGACGTTGAGCGCCTCCTAAAACTTGATCCGTCAAATACCGAATTGTTAAGCCAGAAACAGAAATTACTTACTCAGGCGGTATCAGATACAAAAGAAAAACTGGATACATTGAAAACTGCCGAAAGCCAGGTGCAACAGCAATTTGCAGAAGGAAAAATAAACCAGCAGCAATATGATGCGCTGAAACGCGAGATTATTGAAACATCAGAGCAGTTAAAAGCCCTTGAAAAACAGGCTGATAGTGCAAACGTTACAATGCAAAAAATCAGCCTTGTGGGAGATAAATTTCAGGAGGTAGGCGGTAAGATATCGGGAGCAGGAGAGAAAATGCTTCCGGTTACTGCTGCCATTGCTGGAGTGGGTGCGGCATCTGTTGCAGCAGCAATGGAGCTTGATAATGGTTATGACACCATCATCACAAAAACAGGGGCCACAGGTGACGCATTAGAAGGGCTCAATAAAGTAGCTGATAATATATTTTCCACATTGCCTACAACAATGGACAATGCCGGGACCGCAGTAGGAGAGGTAAACACCCGTTTCGGGGCTACTGGCGATGTACTGGAGGATCTTTCAACTAAATTTATTGAGTTCGCTGAAATAAATGGCACTGACTTAAATAATTCCATTGGTTCCGTTGATAAGATCATGGAACAATGGAATGTTGATATGTCAGAAACCGGAAATGTGCTAGGAATCATCACGAAAAAAGGTCAGGATACAGGAATAAGCGTTGACACCCTTATGGACAGTGTGCAGAAAAATGGTGCAACGTTTAAGGAAATGGGGCTTAATTTATCCCAGTCAATAGACCTGTTAGCACAGTTTGAAGCAAATGGTGTAAATGCGGAGACCGCTATAGCTGGTCTTAAAAAAGCAGTAAAAAACTATACGGATGAAGGAAAAAGCACAGAAGAAGCTTTGAGCTTGACAATCGACAGCATTAAGAATGCCAAAACCGAAACGGAAGCCTTATCAAAGGCACAAGATGTATTTGGTACTAAGGGCGCGGCTGAAATGTCAAAGGCTATAAGAGAAGGAAGAATTAATTTAACTGATCTCACAAAGTCTATGTCAGAGTATGGCACCGTAGTAGAAGATACTTTTACATCAACCCTTGATCCATGGGACGAAGCCACAGTAGCAACAAATAATCTTAAATTAGCTGGTGCGGATTTGGGTAACACATTACTTAAAACATTAACGCCGATCATAACATCAACAGTAAATAAAATAAAAGAGTTTACAACATGGTTTAAAAATTTAAGTGAATCGCAAAAAGAAACTATTATAAAAGTAGCTGCGGTAGTAGCTGCGTTGGGACCAATGCTTATTATTGTCGGTAAAATCGCAACGGGAATAGGCGCACTAATCCAGGTAATATCGACACTCAGTACGCTCTTTTCTGTACTGTCAGTAGCCGGAGGCCCAGTGCTGTTGACCGTTGCGGCAATAACTGCCCTTTCTATAATCATGATAAAACTGAAAGGTAATACAAAGGATTACAGGGAAGAGGCAGCGGCATTAAGCGAACAGGAAGCAAGCAACAAAGAATCTGTTGATAGTCTCTATAGCTCATATCAGCAAATGAACGAACAGAGACAATCGGCGGCTCAATCTGCTCAGGCAGAAGCGCAGCACGAGCAGGAATTATTGACTGAATTACAGAGCATTACCGATGAAAACGGAAATGTAAAAGCGGGTTATGAAGAACGTGCTAAATTCATAACTGGACAGCTTGCGGATGCGCTTGGAATTGAAATACAAATGACTGGGAACCAGATTCAGAATTATAAGGATCTGACAGATAGCTTAGACAAACTGATCTTAAAAAAACAGGCAAATGCTTTACTTGATGCAAACGAAGCAGGGTACGCGGATGCAATAAAGAGCCGGACGGATGCATATATGGCGTATAGTCAGGCGCAAAAAGATGTCGAGGATACAACTAAAAAACTTGCTGATGCTCAAAAAAAAGCAGTCGAAGAAGCCAATGCTATCACCGATAATCCTTTTTATGACATGACAAAGTTTAACCAGGCACAGGATGCCGTAAAAGGATATACGGAAAAACTTGCTGGATTAAAACAGACTTTAACAGATGCAGAAAATGCCTATACTGGGTATAACTCAACAATTCAAAATTATGAAGGATTAAGCGCAGCTATTATCTCAGGAGATCAGCAAAAAATTTCAGATGCAGTACTAAATATGACCTATGATTTCCAAACAGCTGAGACAGCAACAAAGCAATCCCTTGAAAATCAGGTAAATACACTCACTCAAAAATATGCTGAAATGAAAAAAGCTGTTGAAGAAGGTGCACCCGGAGTAACACAAGCACAGGTAGACCAATTAGGACAGCTTGTAAATAAAAGTAAGTTAGAACTTGATAAGCTGCCAGATGTAACAAAAGATGCGGTTTACAGAGCGCAACAGGCGGCGCAAAGTGCGGCTGATTTTGGAAAGGTTGGAACTGATATTGCATTAGGGATTGTGCAGGGCATGTTAGCAAAAAAGCAGGATGTATCAACTGCCGCTTCCGAAGTGGCTCAGAGCAGCGTGGACGCAGCCAGGACGACACTTGACAGCCATTCTCATTCTCACGTTATGGACAGTATCGGTAATGATTTTGATTCCGGCCTTGCAAACGGAATATTAGGAGGAAAAGGAAACATTATTTCAATTGTTAGTACACTTGCATCTGAATTGCAAAACCCTATAAAAGATGTTATATCACAGGCGGGTACATGGGGAGGAGATTTAGTATCAGGACTTGCAAACGGGATAGCGTCAAATATTGGATTAGTAACAAATTCGATAAAAGACGTAGCAGAGAAAATCACTTCTTACATACATTTCTCGCGCCCTGATATTGGACCGCTACGCGAATATGAAAAGTGGATGCCAGATATGATAACGGGACTTGCAGACGGAATAAAAAAGAATGCATGGAAACTCACCGACCAGCTAAACGGACTTACTGGAAATATGTCTTATATACTGAATGGTGACAATGCCGGAAATTCTGCTGATCTTTCAAAGATTGAGGGATTGCTTGGATATTATCTCCCGTCACTTAACGGGGGTTCAAACATAGTCCTTGATGATGGCACATTAGTAGGAAAGATGATGCCAAACATTGATTCAGGGCTTACAGGCTTTAAGGAAACCGCAGGGAGGACAGGAACATGATTTTTAGTGGGGTAAAGATCAATGATACTCATATGCTTAATGATTTGGGGCTTGCGCTGTCACGTACTGACTGCGTGCAGCCTCCTGAGCCTAAAACAAATGTGATTGATATTCCGGGAGCAGATGGGATTATAGATCTAACGGAAAGCGTTTCAGGAAGGACACTCTATAATAACAGGATCATTAAAATGGATTTTGGTCGGGGACTTGAAAAAAGCGCATGGCCTACAATGTACAGTAAGATACAGAGTCTTTTCCATGGAAAACAAGTAAAAGTTATTTTTGATGATGATACGGAGTATTACTACCTGGGACGCGCCACAGTATCAGATTACGCCAGAACACAGATGCTTGGAACGCTCACAATAACTGTGAGCGCAGATCCGTATAAGTATGAAATGTATGGCGGGCTTGATGATTGGCTATGGGACCCGTTTAACTTCCAGACAGGAATAATTAGAAGTTATAAAAATATTGCTGTGTCTGGATCAAGAAATGTACGAATTATCGGAAGGGATAAAGTTACAGTGCCGATTATAATTTCATCTGCTGCCATGTCGGTAACTTTCAAAGGAATTACATACAACATTGTTGCAGGAAATAATAAGATTTATGATATAGAGATTGTGGAAGGTGAAAACGTTCTTACTTTTACCGGAACTGGCACAGTTTCAATAGACTACAGGGGAGGTATTTTATAATGTACAGAGTAACAGTAAAAACAAACGGCGCGGAATATCCACTGCATGAGCCAAGGGACGATAGTGGAGCATTGCAGTTGATTGATCCAACTCTTGCGGAAGAAGTCGGTAAAAACCAGACATTTACATTTACAATATCTCCGTTGCACCCGAACAAAGATAAAATTATTCCCATGGCAAGCGAGATCTTTATTTACAAAGATAATACAAAGATTGCTTGCTGCAGAATGCTTGATAGCGAAAGCGATTTCTATAACACAGGAAAGGCAACTTGCGAAGGCGAGCTTGCTTTTCTTATTGACAGTGTACAACGCCCGTATGAGTACACTGGAAGCCTTTATAACTTCTTTGTTCAACTTATTAATACTCACAATTCAGAGGTTGAGGAAAGAAAACGGTTTACAGTTGGAAATGTGACGATTGCAGGAACAGAAATAACAAGATCAAACGCGGAATACTCAAACACCATGACAGAAGTGATCTCACAGTTAGTGGACAGAAACGGCGGGTATCCGCATGTAAGATACTCAGGTAATACAAAATATCTGGATTATGTAAGCGATTATGGTGGGATCAATACACAGGTGATTAGATTTGGAGAAAACCTACTTGATCTCACAAAGTCAGTTGATCCCACAAAATTAATTACTGCATTGATTCCAACCGGGGCAACGATTACAAGTGAAGGTACAGACACAGAAGATTCAGTTGTTGATATTAAGTCAGTAAATGGAGGAATTGACTATATTTATGATGCTGATGCAGTAGCGGCTTATGGTTGGATATGGGGATCACAAAAGTTTGAAGATGTAACAGACCCGGAAGTACTTCTTGCAAAAGCCAGGGCATATCTGGATAATGCAGTAAACATACCTGAGACAATCGAACTAAGCGCAGTTGATTTGAGTACTATCGGGGTAGATGTTGATTCTCTTCATCTTGGGTACTGGACTGATATTATAAGTAAGCCGCATGGATTAAATACACGGTTCCTCCTGTCTAAAATGACAATCGGGCTTGCAAATCCTGCAAAAAACAGCATTGTATTGGGAAAAGTGATACCTAAATTTGCAGCACAGGCAGCAAAAGAAAAAGCACAGATTACAGCTAGGGTAAACGCCGTTGCTTCCAATGCCAGCAAAGAGATTAACAGAAAGGTTGAGAACGCCACACAGCTTATTACTGGTGGTAAGGGTGGATATGTTGTCTTAGACGTAGATGATCCAAATACGGGCAAAAGAACGCTTACATGGCGCATTTTAATCATGGATACGCCAGATAAAGACACAGCCACAAGCGTAATACAGTTTAACAAAAACGGTTTCGGGTTCTCTACAACAGGAATTAACGGACCGTACCGGAATGCCTGGACGATAGATGGAAACCTTGTGGCTGACTTCATCACAACCGGGACCATGCTTGCAGACCGGATCAGAGGCGGTATGCTTGAAGTTGGCGGAAAAGGGCTTGGAAAAGACGGAAGCATTACGGTAAAAAATGCAGCAGATGCCGTCATAGGCACATGGGATAAGACAGGACTTCATGTAATGCTTGGAGTAATAGAAGGTAGCGAGATTAGAGGATCTTCTATTATTGGTGGTGCTATTAATATTGGTGCTGGTACATTTTATGTAAGTGAAGATGGTGAGGTGGTTATAAATGCCGGGGTGCTTAATCTCGGTCCAGTAAGCATTAACTCAAATTACACAAACCTTGGAGCATTTAGAATAACCAATGAAAATATTGGCGCTATGGTTAGCACTAATGGTGAAATACAACTTTCTATTAGTGGAGCCTTGGAAAGTAACCCAATGTTGCGAATTAGTAAAAATGGAGTTACTACCTACATAGGTTTTGGAGGAATAAGCACCGGGATTATAGATTGCAAAACCATATATTTATCTGATGATGAAGATTTCTGGCAAGGTTGGACACTGACAGAAGAAATAAAATTATTACACCATGCAGTATTTGGAAATTAAAGAGAACGGAGGTTGATTTTAAAGAAAATAGTGGGTATAATATAAATATGGAGGGATGAAAATGAAAATATTAAAAAAACTATCCGCTTTAACTATATTAATATCTGTCTTGTTTTCTTTGAATGCATTTGCCATGGATGAAAATTACAACTTTTTATATTTGCAACCGTCTGATGATCAAAAAAGTGAAGAAAATTCACAAGATTATAACTGGACTTGGCTTAAAGATGATTTGTGTATAAGATTTTTATCAGGCAATTATACAAATAAGTCTAGCATTCAAAGACAGTACGATATGGGAGTAGCACGAACTTGGAGAAATAAAACAATAAATGGTTCAGAAAGCAAAACACGTGAAACATATTCCGGCAAATGGTCACAGTCAGAAGATGGCACTAGATCATTTACTTTTGACGATTGCACTATACCAGTAGGCGTAACAAAGATTGACGGTGTGCTATATGCATTTAACGGATATGGTGAATTAAAAGCCGGATATGAGTATTACACAGGTTTTAAAACCGAAGCAGACGGACTTGTAAAGGCTGACAATGCGGAATTTACACAATGGCTTGGAACGCAGTATTTACCTGATTGCACAAGTCACGAATAAAATAATATGAAATAGAGAGCAGAGCAGAAGCCCTGCTCTTTTTATATGCAGAAAGGAAGTGAATCAATGGCAGATATCAGCCAGGAAGTACAAAAGTTCCGTGATGCCGTAAAAGGTGAAGAAGTCAGAGGAAGCATGATATCAGTTGTAGAAAAGATAAATGATGAAGTTGAGAATAACACTACAGTCGCTACAGCCGCAGCCGTAGCAGCAAATACGGCAGCAGGAACGGCGAACACGGCAGCAGGGGCGGCTAATATAGCGGCAGGAAATGCTAATGATGCGGCGGCAAATGCAGCTGCAACAAGGCAGGATATATTAGATCGTCAGGCGGCAGGAGAATTTAACGGAGCTACTGGAGCCACCGGACCACAGGGACCGCAAGGGCAGTCTGGAGTAAGTATACCACCGTCAAGCCGTGTTTACATATATACAGATGATGCTGATAACAGTGCAATACATTGCGTTTACGATGATGCACTATACGATGCGCCACCATTCAATTATAACGATACTACGGGAGCAATCTCTTGGACTTACGACAATGGACAATAGGAGGTTAAAAATATGGCATTAGTCGATGTAGTTATAGGACACGCAAAAGGAGCACAGGGAGATATTGGACCGCAGGGACCAATTGGACCGCAAGGGCCAGAAGGGCCGCAGGGGCCACTTCCTCCACTGGTTAATAATGCGCTTGCAACAGAGGCAGGAGTTGCGGCACTTGATTCCGCAATGGGACCAACATTCCAAAACCAGATAAATACACTAAATAGCAATTTAGATGAGTTAGAGTTAAAAACAAGTTTAGGCCAAACAATAATTGTATCAAAAACCGGAGAGTATCAAACAATTACGGCAGCAATCAACAAAGCTAAAGCCGATGGAGTAACAAGTTCTAACAGGCGTTTGATAAAAGTTTTTCCAGGCACGTACAACGAAAAGATTGAACTTGCAGATGGAATTGATTTAATCGGAGAAAGCGAAAAAAATACTATAATTACCTTTTCTGGATCTGCGTATCGTGAAGATGATACCGTGAGAGCTTTTTACGACTGCACAGTAAAAAACTTTACAATAATTCAGGACGCAACTGCATCTGCATCTGATTTGCAAAACTATTGTATTCACATTGATAAAGATTCTACTACCGCGTATACGTCAAGAATCGAAAATGTTACTGCCGTAACTACGGGCGAATTTTGCCATCATTCGATTGGCATAGGATTGTATGGAGGGCAGAACGTTGTCATTAAAAATTGCACGTTTCGTTCCGACTCTAAGCCATCAGCATATATCCATAATAGGAGTAGCCAAACCGCTGCAATGACATGTACTATAGACAACTCTAAGGTATTTGGCTGTATAATAAGAGACAAGGTAGGCAGCAATAAATTTGGGCTATTGCTAGAAGATACGGGAAGTGGAAGGACTGATGAGGTTAAAATAACAAACAGTGAACTATATGCTTATGGTGGAAATGATATATTGCTCAGAAAGCACCCTTCGTATTCAGGATCAAGAAACAATATATTTGTTGCGTTAAAAAATTGCACCTATCATACTTATAGCTATGAATCTGATAGTGGAAAGATTATTGATTTAGACAAAGGGTTTTATGTTAATGGTCTTACTTCCGGAACATTAGGAAATCCGTTGCGAGTATTATCAAATACTCAGATGGGTAATGATTTAACAGCTAAAATTTGCGATATTGCTAATGCAACAGATATGATTGGTATTGCGATACCGTATGGAACTGGCGTTTTCTGCGCTACAAAAGGAGTAGTCCCAGCAATTGTGCGTGATGCTATAACAGCAGGTGATTTATTAACAAGTAAAGCTGATGGATCATTGATGGTCGGAACAGCAGGAGGGGGTAACTGTATAGCTGTTGCTATGGAATCTTGGGCAGGCGGTAGTTATGGATTCATAAAAGTTCTTTTAGTATCACCTCGCTAAATTGCTATTTAACGGATAACCGGAGCTGTCCGAAAACAGCAAAAAGAGAGGAAAATATTAATGAAAAAAATAAAACCAGACTAGGAAGTCTAACTAATGAAAATATGAAGAATTTGGTTAAAGAGACAATAATGGAGGTATAAGATGTCAGAATTAGGAAAAACAAAAACAGTCCGTCCAAGGGGGACGGACGAAGCTAAGGTAATTAATGTAATAGAAACAAGATCAATTAGAGGATTCGGGACACAGGATGATGTATGTCGTGAAGTAAAACAGTATTGGGATTTCGATGGAAACTTGTTAGCTGAACATGACCCTATCATTTCAGAACGTTTCGACCAAGCGGTGGATGTTTTGCCTTGTAATTTGCATGAATTAAAGTGATGAAAATATCCATATAGCTTTTAAGCATATCGAAATCATGCTCTGGATATTTACGATCATAATGTGTAAAGTCATTTCCAAGAATACGAATAACATCTGCTGAGTTTACAAGTTCTTCCTGCTTAAGATATTTACCAATAGCATTATTTAAATTATGGGAAATTACTTGTTCTTTTGGTTCGTTAAGTTCATTAATAGCATAATCCTTAATTAGTATTTTACCGAACTAAATAAACTTGTAAACCAGAGCCGATCGGCTCTTATTTTTATGCCTGAGAATAGGCAGAAAGGGATCTTTATGAAAGATAAATTAATCTTAAAAGATGGAACCACAATTGAATTGGAAGCAGCAGCGAGCCTTACGGCGATAAGTACAATTTTTACGGACTGGACAGCTGCCGCATCTGCATTACCGAAACTGACGAATGAAAACCTTTCAAGCGTTCAGGTTCAGACGGGTGAGGGGCTTACCGTTGGAAATTACACTGATCTTGTGCTACAGCCCGGTAATTGGGAAGCGAAAGCAGATGGGGTGTGCATCACTATCTCTTTGCGTGAAAAGACAGACATTGAAAAGCGTCTGGATTCCGCAGAAGATGCCATTGATACGCTGGCAGAAGATGCTTTAACGGGAGGTGAAACAGCATGATAAGTACATTAATTCGTATTTATAATAAAACAGGTAATGAAACTCTGCTTACAGCGGCGGTTGTAAAAGGCTGGATTACTGAGACAGAAAAGCAGGAAATTATTTCTGTTGCAGGAGCATGATAAAAATGAAACGGAGGTGCTGCCATGACTGAAACGGAGGTTGCGGTTAAATTGGAAGCCCATGAGCATGAAATTAAATCACTGAAACATCGTATGGGTGATCAGGAAGAACAAAACAAGACCATACAAGAACTGGTTTTATCGGTGAAAGAACTGGCACTTAATATGCAGGCTATGTTAAAGGAGCAGGGAACACAAGGAGAAAAGATTGCAAAATTAGAAGCGGCACCAGGCGAAACATTCAGCAATATGAAACGTGCATGGATAAATACGTTTGTCAGCGTTTTAGCTGGGGCATTTACTACCGGAATTGTTTTAATGATAGCTCAATATATCAAATAAAAAATGGAGGATAAAATCATGAACAAAGATTATTTATTAAAATGGGCAAAAGCAGCAGGAGTAAGAGCGGTAAAGACAATGGCGCAGACGGCAATTGCAACTATCGGAACAACGGCGGCTATGTCGGAAGTTAATTGGATTTTGGTAGGTTCGACAGCTGGTCTTGCTGGGGTTATTTCATTACTTACATCGGTTGCTGGATTACCGGAGTTAAAACAGTAGTTACATAATAAACAGTAATATGGCCCTGGGATTCCGGGGCCTTTTTCGATTGGAGGAATAAAAATGAGTGCAACACAGAAAAGACAGGCGGTATGTGACAAATACAGTATCATAATTGGGCGCAATATCTACAATCAGGATTTGCGCGATTACTGCTATAAACCATACAAAGATGGTAAATATTACAGCGATTGCAGCAGCTCTATATCCTACGCATACAAAGA